CATCGAGACTATCAACTGCAGAACTTAAAAGAGATATTTTAGTATATGCCAAGAAAGATCCTAAAGGATTCTTGAGTGTACTAAATGATCCTGAACTTAAATTCCAAGCACGTATTCGTCTATTCTTTGAGAATAAACTATTGGTATTAAGAAATGGGGATAAAGAGGTTTGGTATAATACCTCTACAAATAAAAAGAAGATGTTGTCAGTTCCATTTGGTCAAGAGCCATATGATATGGTAGCACACTTCTTACAAAGTGACGAAGGTATTGATTCATTAAAAATGCTAGAGGCTTCTTTATCTTAGTCAATGTTTAGTTGAGTAATTGGAAAAGGGAGGGTGCTTATTGCATCCTCTTTTTTTTATGTATATTTGTAAAAAAAGAAATTAAGATGATAAACTCAGTAAGAAATACGGTCCTATCTGTACTGAATAAAAACAATTACGGATATATTTCTCCTTCTGACTTCAACCTGTTTGCTGCAAACTCACAGATGGAGATATACGAGGAGTACTATAGTAGTTATAATAAGGTTATAAGCGCAGAGAATGCTCGTATGTCGGGTGTTGACTATGCTGACATTGAGCAACCTATAGCTGAGGCATTAGAATATTTCTTACGAACAGATTATCTTACAAAGATCTCCGCAAATAAGTTCTCAATGCCTACTCCTACTACAACAGGTTACGATGCCTATATGTTGTTGGATGTTAAGTGCAGACCTGTAAGTCTTGCAGCAGGAACAAATACCTCAGTTGTAAGTATGCAACTAGTTGATAGTACTGCATCTTTTTTAGCAGACGGGATATACGCAGGAGACGTAGTAACAAACATAACAACAGGTAGTGTATCTACTGTGGTATCAGTAGTAAGTAATACGGTACTATCTTTAGACTCAAATATATTCTCGGCATTATCAAGTGTATATGGTGTGTTTTCATCATCAAGTGTTATTCAGGTTGAGAAAGTGATAAATTCAAAACTAACTTTGCTATTGACATCTAGTCTGACTAAACCATCAAATGAGTTTCCTGTGTATGCACTACAAGGTTCTGATTTAACTTTCTATCCTAGAACAATAAGTAATAAAGGTCAAGTTGAGGCTACATACTTTAGATATCCTAAAGTTCCAAAGTGGACATACATTACACTATTTAATGGTGAACCTGCATTTGACCAATCACAACCTGACTATCAAGATTTTGAGCTTCCTCCTGAGGATGAATATAAACTAGTTACTAAAATACTTGAGTACTGTGGTATGTCTATTCGTGAAGCTGAGATTACTCAATTTGGTATGACAGAGCAACAACACGAGCAGCCTACATTTAGTATGCAACAATAAAATTTTAAGATATGGCGTATATATCACAATATCAATACTACGAGAATGGAGGAGATCAACCTGAGGATGTCAATTGGGGATCGTATCAGTATGTAAGTTTAGAAGACGTAGTCACTAACTTCTTATTAATGTACTCAGGTAACCATTCATTAGTTAATAATGAAGAGCGTTACAAGGTATTATTTCACGCTAAACGTGCGATACAAGAACTAAACTACGATGCCTTCAAAGAGATGAAAGTATTGGAGCTTACAGTTCCTGATATGCTAAGATTTGTATTACCATCTGATTTTGTTAATTGGGTTCGTATATCGCTATATAAAGATGGTTGGTTAAGACCACTGTCTGAGAACATACAGACGCTTTCGTCTAAAGCCTATTTACAGGACAATACAGGCAGGATCTTATTCGATGAGAATGGCAATGCACTTCAGCCTGAATACTCTAAAATCGACTACGATAGGCTTACTAAATCAAAGAAGAGTATCTATCTAAACCAAGGTAGCCAATTCAACGGGCAACTTGGGTGGAACTATGATGGGATGTGGTACTTTGATTATAACATTGGTACTGCGTATGGTCTAAATACTGAGACTGCAAACTTCAATCCTACATTCAACATAAACAGGAAGCAGGGAGTCATTAACTTTGACTCTAGTATGGCGAATCAATCCTGTGTCCTTGAGTATGTATCGGATGGTATGGAGCAAGGAGACAACTCACTTATCACAGTCAATAAACTATTTGAGCAGTATATATATGCTGCAATTAAGTTTGAGATACTGAATGCTAAGCTAGGCGTACAGGAGTATGTTGTTAACCGTGCTCGTAAAGAAAGAAGCTCACTACTTAGGAACGCAAAGATACGAATCAGCAATATTCATCCGGGAAGACTCTTAATGAACTTAAGAGGAATGGACAAGCAAATTAAATAAGATGGCGAATATTACAAGAAACTTTATAGCAGGGAAAATGAACAAGGTCTTAGACCAACGCATTATCCCTGATGGTGAGTATGTAGATGCTATGAACATACGGATGGGTTCTACAGAGAACTCTGAGGTTGGTGTCATTGAGAATACAAAAGGCAATCTTAATCTTACTACATTAGCATATAATGGAGAACTATTAAGTACCAATGCTAGATGTATTGGTGCTATCCAAGATAGTGCAAATGAGACTATATATTGGTTTGTTCACGACCCTGAGTTTGTTACTAGCAATACAGGAAAGCTTGACCTAATTGTTTCTTATAATATATTTTCTAACATACTAACCTACCACGTTATTAGCATTGATGATGCAGATGGTATAAATACAACCTTAAACTTTAATCCTAGTTATCTCATAACAGGGATTAACATCTTAAATGATCTTTTGTTTTTTACAGATGATTATAATCCTCCAAGGTTTATAAATATCAATAGAAACTATCCTAATCCTATTGGTGGTATAGATCAAGTAAGTGCTGAGTCATTGCTTGTAATTAAAAAACCACCTGTTGAAGCACCTACAATTGTTCCATTTGTAACTAACGGTCAAGAAAATTATCTTGATACACGTTTTATTTGTTTTGCATATCGGTATAAATATATTGATGGTGAGTATAGTGCTACATCACAATGGACTGCTCCTGCCTTTGTTCCAAAAGATTTTCAGTTTAGTCTTGAGAGTTATTTAAACGAAGGAATGACAAACTTCTGCAATGCAGTTAATGTCACATACAATACAGGCGGTCCTTTAGTTGTTGGTATTGATCTGTTATTTAAGCAGTCTGAGAATAATGTAATTAAGGTTATTGAGAAGCTAGACAAAAGCAATCTAGGTCTAGTTAATAATACTGACTATACATTTGTTTTTCAAAACAGCAAGATATTTACAATACTATCAGAGGCTGAGCTGTTAAGGCTCTATGACAATGTTCCAAGATTTGCTAAAGCTCAGACTATAATGGGCAATAGATTAATGTATGGTAACTATGTAGAAGGATATGATTTAGTTGATGATCTAGGACAACCTGTAAGATTTACATATACAGTTGATCCTATATCTCAAGATATTGGAACTACAAACATAACAGATGATACAGATGGTGGGAATTATAATATAAATGGAGCACTAACTATTGAAGGATCTGTTGTTCTTTTTGATTTTGCAGATGCAAATTTAGTTAATGGATCATCGTTAAGTTTTAATATAACAATAGAGCACGATAGTTTTTCAGGTGATGGTCCATTCCCTACCGAAACAACATCTGCTGTTGGATTAAACTTTTCATTTTTTTTGTCAAAAGATTATACATCTGTATATCAACTAGCTACTAGTACTGAATTTCAAAATGCTATAGGAACAATATCAAATATCCAAACCGTAGAAAATTCCTGTAGTGGAAATACATTTACTGATTCAATAAACTGTGATCTACCGAATAACTTAGATGCATATATAAAAGTTGCAAGTGGTATCAATGCGATTAATGAACCTGTTGGTATTGTAACAAGTCCCATAAGTAGTGTTATAGGACTTCAGTTTCCTGCAATGAGATATGTTGACAATGTACTTTCTCCAACTCAAACATTTTATGAGTACTATAAAGTGCTTACGGCAGATGGAACATTCCAAGAAATTGCAAACCCACAGAGCCTACACAGCAATAGGGACTATGAGATTGGCATTGTGTATATGGATGAATTTAATAGAGCTACAACTGCTTTAGTAAGTCCTCATAATACTGTTCACGTTCCGTGTGGAAATTCAGATACACAGAACTCAATACAGGTTACAATTCCAATATCTCAAAGACCACCTGCTTGGGCAACAAGATATAAGTTTGTTATCAAACCTGATCAAGAAAACTATGAGACTATCTATAGCAGTATTTTCTTTGAGGATCCATTAACAAATAATGCATACTTCTTATTAGAAGGAGAGAATGCAAGAAAGGTTGAGACAGGAGATAGGCTTATTGTTAAGGCTGACTCAGACGGACCAACATCTACGTGTACCTATGCAACTGTACTTGAAAAGGCATCTCAAGCTGCTGACTTCTTAGAGATATATAGTCCACTTGATCCCACAGTAAAGATCCCTATACCTGCAGGGGTATATATGAAGATGAATCCAAATAGTTTCTCAATTATTACGGATCCATTAGCTATTATTGCTCCGGGAAAGATAGAAGAAGTAAGATACGCAAAAGGGGCTCCGGGTCCTGTGCTTAATTATCCAATGAACTATGAGGATACTACTGCATTAACTGAGACGTGGATTGATTATGATGTTCCTGCAGGAAGCCGAATACGTTTAGTGTTTAAACAAGATAGAGCAGGATATGGTTCAACAGGTTGTGAACAAAGAACTAGCGAACTTGATAAGACAATTGTTGCATCTAAAGATTATGCCAATATGTATGATTGGTGGGTTGGAGATAATGTTGCACAGTACTTAAATCAAGGTAAGAGATATGCAGGTGAAGGATGTACTCCAACTAATGAGTTTCTACCTGCAATTGTAAATAATGATACACTTGTTCCAACTGACTTTTGTATAAACTACTATCAGTTTTATAGGAATTTAACTACAAATAAGTTAGATCTATGCGTTACAGGTACGGATGTATGTAATACTGCAGGACACAAATATTCTAGAGCTTCTCACGTAACAGTTAATATTGAGGTATTTAGATCAAAGACTCTATTAGTATTTGAGACTCAACCTTCTGATGCGTTACCTGATGTGTTCTTTGAGAATGAGCTATCGTTACCTATTACTAATGGTAACCATATGGGGAATATTCAAAACCAAACACTAAGTGTACCTGCTATTATAGATACTCAGTTCTTTAACTGCTTTGCATTTGGGAATGGAGTTGAGTCATATAAGATTAGAGACTCGATCATAGGTAGACCATTTAACTTTGGGAATCGTGTTACTGCAGTATCAGCTCAAGATTATAAAGCAGCAGATAGGTTCTCTGACATTACTTATAGTGGTATATATAATGCTGAGTCCAACATAAATAAGCTCAATGAGTTTAACTTAGGACTCCTTAACTATAAGCACTTAGAGACATCGTTTGGTGAGATCTTTGTATTGGATGGTAGAGAGACTGACGTTCTTGTGCTACAAGAAGATAAGATCTCATATGTCCTTGCAAGTAAGAACTTGTTATCAGATGCCTCTGCAGGTGGTGTAGTAACTGCCACTCCTGAGGTCTTAGGAACACAGATTGCTCGTACTGAGAAGTATGGGGTTAGCTTTAACCCTGAGAGCTATGTGCATTGGGGATATGACAGGTTCTTTACCGATGTTAAGCGTGGTGCAGTCATTCAACTAAGAGGAAACTCATACTCAAATGAAGAGCTTAAGGTCGTGTCTGAGTCAGGTATGAGAACTTGGTTTAGAGATAACTTCAATAATACATTTAACTATCAGAAGTTAGGTGGATATGACCCATATATGAATGAGTATATTTTATCTACAAATGATATTAGTCTACCAATTATTCCTAAATGTGTTGAATGTGGCATATCTCAAACTCTAACGCTAACTCTGATTGGATCTGTAGAGGAAGAAAAACAAACTGAGTTCTGTGTTGACTTTGGACCAACAGTTGGATCTACAGAAGTTAATTTTGTAGTCTCAGATATTCAAGTGCCTGATCAATATAATGTTACTATAACATATAATGGAGTATCAACAACATCAGGATGGGTAAACTCTAATGTGTCAATGATATTTAATAAGAATAGTATATCAGTGACCACCGCAACAATTACGATTGATTACATAGGAAGTATGTTCCTTAATGTCACTCCTAATTGTCCTAGTGCAGAGTTATTGTCAATTGTTCAGATCGTTCTTACAAGCAATTCTGAGGCAGGTAATACCGTTCATACACAATATAACTATATAGACGATGCATTTGCATCACCTGTTCAGTCTAGTTTTGTTTCATTTGTTTCAGGGTCAACTAATCCACTTGTATCAAGATATAATATGATTACAGGACCTGTAGGAACGGGATCATTCCCTCCTGTAGGAAGCACATTGAGTTTGATATCAAATAAGTTTACAACTGATACGTTTGTTTTTGATCCTACATCGGATAAGTTTAAGTACTATAGAACAAACGTACTATACGATAATACATCAGTAGATATAAATTCATTATTAGCAGTATCTTTGACTGCAACTCCAAATCAAGGTGGTGGTAGTGTTAATTATGCAGATTTTACCGTACCTTCGTTTGGAAATTATTTATATCTAATATGGGATTTCAGAAATTCAATTCCACAAAGTCTGTGTTATTCATCTGAAACGATAGAGAATGTATGTTGTAATTGTGATTCAACTTCGTATCCAAATACATTATGCTTCTCAGATATAAGTGTCGCTAATGTTTGTTGCAATTGTGATGAGGCATCAATTGCTTTATGTTATTCAAATGTGTCAGATACTGATGCGTGTTGTGGATGTTTAATACCTTAAATAAATTAATATTTTAAAAATTAAAATTATGGCAACGACTGTAAATTATTACTTAAATGCTGCAACATTTGCAACTGCAACTACCATCTATACTGATGGAGGTTTAACTACTCCTGCTCCTGATGGATTTTATTCAGATGGCGCAGGAAATGTAAGAGAGCAACTGTCAGGAGTACTTCAAGCATTGGCTGCGTGTGCAGGATGTGGAACACCTATTACACTATGTTATTCTGCAACTACTGCATTAGATGCTTGTTGTGGATGTTTATAATTTAAAAAAATAAAGTTATGGCAGTTAGCTCAACTTATTATTTGGATGCTCCTTCATTGTCGGCATCTACGGCTGTATTTCTAGATCCATCACTATCATCTTGTGCTCCTGATGGATTCTATTCAGATGGAGTTATAGCTAGGGAGCAGGTATCTTGTGCACTTTTGCCTGAGGTTCCTTGTCCATCTTGTGGAACAACATATGATATTACAATTATGGGTCATCCAAGTGAACCAACAATTGACACGGGTAATGTATACTATTCAATTGATGGTGGACCTGATGTTTTATTAGGCACATTAGGAACGAATCTTTGTCGTTTAGTTGGAATAATTACAGGTATACCATCAGGATCTATACTTCATTTAGGAGTTAAAAATGGTAGTTATGCTTGTGTCCCATTTGATGTGGTGGAAACATCTAATGTTTGTCCTGTAGGATTTACAGCATATTGTGGAACAATAAATACTTGCACAGGGTATACTACATTTTTCCCTATTGTTGCATCGTATGATATTTCAATAACAGCAGACTGCACAGGTGGTACATATGTAACTTGTCCTTAATAAAAAGTAAATGAATTATACATTATCATATAGCGATGCAGTACAAGGGTGGGTATCATTCTACTCT